GTGCACGCACGAGGGCTGCTCGCTCGGATCGTGCTGGGTGTGATCATCGACGGCTGTCGGGCCGCAGGGGAGGGCGCAGTAGCCTCCAGCAAGCGCCGCTGGCCCAAGGACATGCCCCCACCGGCTGGCGTCACCGACGACCAGTGGGCCGGGTTCATCGACCACCGCAAGGCGAAGAGAAACGCGCTGACGCCCCGAGCCTACCAGCTGCTGGTCGCCAAGCTGGCGGAGCACGCCAGCGACGAGTGGCCGCCCGGGCGGCTGGTCGACCTGATCGTCGAGCGTGGCTGGCTCACGTTCGAACCCTCCTGGATCCTCAACTCGACTGGACCTCGCAATGGCCAACGACCTCACTACGACCGACCGAGCGGAGCGATCGAAAGCCGTCGCCGCTTTCGCGAGCAGCACGACGTGGAACCTGCCGGAAGCTATCTCGATGGCTGAGGGTGTCGACTTGGTCGCGCTGGAGGCCCTGTACCGCCAGCCGCCGAAGCCACTGCGTGAGACGGAGCCTGGGGGCATGTCGCTGCGCAACCCAACGATGGCGGGCGCGCTCACGGCAGGGCTAGGAGACGACCTGGCGATGATCTGGACGAAGATCGCGCCGACCGCGAGCGCCGAGCAGGCGGATGCCTGGATCAAGACGATGCAGGTCGCGCTGGACGATCTGCCGGGCAAGGTGGCGCGTGAAGCGGCGCAGATGGTGCTGCGCCAGCCGATCCGGTTCGCGGGTGACGTCGATGGGGCGATCCGCGAGGCGGCGCGGGACGTCCTCGCTCGCCGGTCGCGCGCCCGGTACCGGATCCGCGAACTGCGCGAGGCGATCGAGGCGCGCCAGGCGGGGCGGGCGATCGAGGGCGACACTGTGGCGCCGCTCAGCCCCGAGAAGATCCGGGCGCTGACGGCCGAGCTGCGCGCCGTCGGGCTGAGCATCGGCGCAATCACTCAGGACCAGGTGGACGCAGCGCTCGCGTTGGAGGCGGCGTGAAGGGGGAGGGAATGACGGACGAACATATGGCAGGGGAGGGCGCCGCTGGCGCTCGCTGGTGTATCCTGCGCACCCATGGCGGCCGAACGCTGCCGCTGGCCCGCTCGCTCGCCGATGCGGGCATTTGCGCATGGACGCCGGTGGAGCATATCCGGCGCCGCGTCCCTCGATCCAAGGAAAAGGAGCGGGAGTTCCGGCCCGTGCCATACCTGCCGACCTACGTGTTCGCCCCGGTCGCCGACCTGGGCGAACTTCGTCGTTTGGAGGCAGCCGAGGACAGCGGCCACCCGGCGTTCTCGATCTTCCGTCACTGCGGTGCGTCGGTGTTGGTGCCTGACGCAGAGGTCGCGGCCTTGCGGCAGCGTGAGGCTGAGAGCGCGCGGCGGATGGAGCAGAGCGTTGCGGCACAGGAGCGCCACGGCCGCCGGCAGCGTGAGCGTGCCGAGCCCTATGCGCAGGGAGCGCCTGTGGCGGTGGAGCAGGGCGCCTTCGCTGGGCTGTCAGGCATCGTGGAGGAGAGCGACGGGCGGCATACGCTGGTGCTGTTCGGCAAGTTGCGTGTGTCGATTGAGACTTCCACACTGCGCGGCAATGATGTAGCAGAGCCACCATCTGCTGCTTGAGCGGCTCGGACGAGCGATGCGCCGGCGTACGCGCCACTGCCCTCGTCGCCACACGCGGGAACAGCGCTTCCCGCGAAGTCCGAAGGCTACCCGAAATCAACTGAGCGAGCCGGTTTAGCGGCTCGCTTTGTGCGCGGTCTGGAGGTGCGGATGTCGAGCACGGCGCTCACCCCGGCTGACCGGCTGCGCAACCTCGCCGCTGAGATCGAGACGTTGGCCGACGCGATGGAGCGGCCCTCGCGCACGACTGCGCGGTCCGACATGTTGATCGCCGAATGCGAGCGCATCGCGGCCGACGTGCGTGCCGTAGTGCGCGGGCCTGTCCGGTCGATCCATCCACCCCTCTGGCATTGCGGCGGGCAAGCGACCTGGTGACGGGCCGGCGCCCGCCCCCTTTGGGTCCTTCCGGCGCCCCAGGGTAATACGGGGGGCAAAGGCGCAGCTTCCGTCTAGCCACAGGAAACCGTCTTACTTCTTCCTCCCTCTCGGCCCCATAAACGGCAGTTTTCTGCCATTTTTGGACGTTTTGGCAGGGAAGTACGACCCCTCTGGGAGGGAAGTGAGTGGAAATCGACCTTGAGGAGCCGACCCGGCCTCAGCTGGCCGCGGTGTTCGGCGTTTCCAGCCGCTGGATCGGCGAACTGCGCTCAAAGGGCGACCTGCCAGAGGATGGCGCCTCCCTGCTCGAAAACATCGAGGCTTGGGCTCAGGCGAAGTACGGCATCGACGGCGCGCAGGACGCGCTAGACCTCGATGCCGAGAGCGCCCGCCTGAAGAAGGAGCAGGCCGACTCCAAGGCGATGGATAATGCCGAGCGCCGTGGCGAACTGGCTTCCCTGCCAGACATGTCCGGGGCCGTCATCAGCGTCATCGCCATGGCGGTATCCCGCCTCAGCCAAGTCGGCATGATCGTCGCCAAGGGCGATCACAAACTCAGGGCGCGCATCGAGAAGGCGGTCAACGACGCCCTCAAGGAGTTGAGCGTCGCCAAGGTCGAGAAGGCCAGAGGCGGAGGCCTAGATGCCGAAGAGGCCGCCGAAGCAGACTGAGCCCGAGGCACTTCAGATCCGCGGCGACGATGCCGTGCTGTCGGCCGTTCGCGAATGGCTGGCGATGTTTGCGCCCCGGCCCAAGCCGAAGTTGTCCGAGTTCATGCTCGAGCACGCCTGCGACGATACAGGTGCCAGCATCACGCCGTTCCCCTTCCAGCTGGAGATGGCGGACGCTTTCACGGATCCGGAGACCGCACAGCTGAGCTGCCGCAAGAGCAGCCGCATCGGTTATTCCACGATCCTCCAGTCGTTCATGGCGTATCGCATTCGGTACGACCCGGCGCGCTCGCTGATCTACCAGCCGACGATCGACGACGCGGAGAAGTACAGCCGCGACGATCTAGAGCCGGTCCTGCAATGGGACATCGTCCGGGAGGTCGCGACCTTCAAGCCGAGGCACGCGGACAACCAGATCCGGGCCAAGCGCTACAAAGGCGGCTGGATCCAGATCAAAGGCGCGAACAGTCCGAAGGAGTTCCGGCGCGTCACTGCCGACGACGTGTTCCTGGAGGAGTGCGACGGCTACCCTTGGGCTTCGAAGGAAGAGGGCGACCCCGCCCGGCTGGCCTATAAGCGCAACCTGACTTCGCCCCGGCGATTCAGCGCAGCGGGTTCAACTCCGAAGGTAAAAGGCCTCAGCCGGATCGACCTGCTGTTCGAGCAGGGCAGCCAGGAATATCGGTACGTTCCTTGTCCGCATTGCGGCGAGATGCAGCAGCTCGTGTTCGGCGACGGTACTGGCGCCGGCATCCGGTGGGAACCGAAGGAGAACCCAACCCGCGCTTGGTATCGCTGCGTAAACGGCTGCGACATCGACGAAGCCGACAAGGCGGCGATGGACGAAGCCGGCGAGTGGCGGGCGCACAACCCCGGCGCATTCCCGCGGCATCGGTCTTTCCACATCTGGGCGGCCTACAGCCAGCATCCCGGCGCCGCTTGGCTGGAGATTGCCCGCGAGTTCATGGAGGTCCGCAAGGACCCGAACCTTCTCCGTACCTTCGTCAACCAGACACTGGGGGAGGCATGGGCCGAGCGCGGAGAAGCTCCCGAGTGGCAGCGCCTCTATGATCGCCGGGAGACAGCCATGGCGATCGGGACGCCTCCGGTCTGGGCCGGCTTGTTGATCGGATCAGTGGACGTGCAGCGGGGCGGCGGTGGCCGGCTCGAGCTGGACATTTGGGCGTTCGGACCAAAGAAGCAGCGCGCGCTGGTCGAGCATATCGAAATCGACGGTTCGATCGCCGACCACACGACCTGGACGAAGTTGGACGAGGCGGTTGGCCGAAGCTGGCGGACGCAGGACGGACGCTCACTGAGGCTCGCACGGGTCGCAATCGATTCTGGCGATGGTGCGAACACCATGCACGTCTACGCATGGGCGCGCCGGCATCCGGCCTTTGCCATGGCGGTGAAGGGCCGGCACGCGGTCGGTATCGGACAGGCGATCGCCGGGCCGACGTGGCAGGATCTGACGATCAACGGCCGCAAGCTGAAACGTGGCGTTCGCTTGTGGACCATCGGCACCTCCATGCTGAAGCTGGAGCTGTACGGATACCTGTCGTTGGAGAAGCCAGTCGACGGCGAACCCTACCCGGAGGGGTACGTCTTCCTGCCCCAGGGCACTACGGACGAGTGGACCAAGCAGCTGGTTGCCGAGCAGCTGGTCCAGAAGAACCTGAGGAATGGCCGCTCGCGGGTCGAATGGGAGCAAACTCGGCCACGCAACGAGGCGCTCGACAACGCGATCTATGCCCGCGCTGTGGCGGTCAGCTTGGGTGCTGACGAATGGACTCCGCGCCAGTGGGGCAAGCTGCTCGGCACCGTTGCCGTGAAGCGACCGGCGCCGGTGAAGCCCGCCGAGGGACAGGCCCAATCCGCATCTGCGCCCGCCAGGGCTGGCGTGAAGCCGCGCCGTGAGAATCCGTTTACGAGCCGCAGGAGGTAGCATGGCCTACCAGCAGTCAGATCTCGACCGGCTCGACGCGGCGATCAGCAGTGGCGTGCGCTCAGTCACCTTCGCCGACGGCCGTCGGACCGAGTACCAGAACCTCGATCAGCTGCTTGCCGCGCGCAAGGTGGTGGCGGCCCAGTTGTCGATGCAGGAGACCTCGACGGGCGCCGTCGTGCGTCGGCGTGTGCCGTACTACCGGAGCGGCCTCTAAGTGGCGTCGCTCCTTGACCGGCTGTTCGGCCGCGCCCGCCCCAGTGCCGAGCCGGCCCGAACTGCAGCGGCACCGAAGCGCATCCGCACGGGGCGCGGAGCGCGCGCTGAGTATGACGGCGCGACGCTTGGTCGTCGTGCCGCCGGCTGGCGCCGAACCCGGCTGGACGCCAACGGCGAACTCTCGCCGGCCGTCGCGGCGGCGCTGCGCGGGATCGCGCGTGACCTAGTCCGCAACAACCCGTTCGCGGCGCGCGGGGCGGCGACGATCGCGCACAACATGGTCGGGACCGGGATCACCTTTCAGGTGTACCGCAACGGTACGATCGACGACCGGCTGAACAAGCTGGCTCGCCGGCATCTCGACACCACGGCATGCGATGCCAGCGGGCGCCATGACCTGTACGGTCTGCAGCTGCAGGCTGCGCGCACCATCGTGGAGAGCGGCGCCGTGGTGATGCGCCGCCGCTGGCGGCGCGCCTCTGATCGGCTCCCGCTGCCGTTCCAGCTTCAGGTTATCGAGCCGGATTACATCGACCCGTCCAAGCATGGGCCGCTTTCCAGCGCGCCAGGGGTGCAGGGCGGGTTCCTGATCAACGGGGTGCAGTTCAGCCCGCTGGGCGCTCGCGAAGGCTACTGGCTGTTCAACGGCCATCCGGGCGGCGGCCGCGCCGATGCGCTGGGCTCTACCTTCGTGAACGCCGCGGACGTGGCGCACGTCTTCCGCGCCGATCGGCCGGAGATGGAGCACGGCGCAACCTGGTTCGCGCCTGTCATCCTGCGGATGAAGGATTTCGGCGACTACGAAGACGCGCAGCTGACGCGGCAGAAGCTGGCAAGCGCGTTTGTCGGCGTGGTCACCGGCGAAGATCCGGGCGGGGTCATTCCTGGCATCCAGAGCGAGGATGGCGACGCGGGCGAACCGGTCACGCTCGGCGAAGACCGCGAACCGCTGGACTACATCGAGCCGGGTACCTTCCAGTATGCGCGACCGGGCGAAGAGGTCACCTTCTCCGACCCTCCCACGGTGGAGGGGTACGCTGATTACACGAAGGTATCGCTTCGGGCAGTGAGCTCGGGGCTGGGCGTGCCGTACGAGGCGCTCACCGGCGACCTGTCCAACGTGAACTTCTCGTCCGGCCGGATGGGCTGGCTCGAATACCAGCGGTCGCTCGCCGCCTGGCAGTGGACGATGTTCATCCCGCAGTTCTGCGGTGCGGTCGCGACGTGGCTGATCGACGCATTCGCGATGGTCGGTGAGGACGTGGAGGGTGTCACCGTCCGGTGGACGCCGCCCGGTCGAGAGATGATCAATCCCGCCGAAGAGGTGAAGGCCAACCGCGACGCGATCCGATCGGGGCAGAAGACGATCTCGCAGTGCGCGCGCGAGCGCGGTGAGGATCCCGATACCTTCCTAGCCGAGTGGAAGACGGACGCCGAGAAGATCGACAAGCTCGGGCTCATTTTCGACTGCGATCCGCGACGGGTGACCGCCGTCGGCAATCCTGCGGAGCAAGAACCCTCCGCGCAGCCCGTCCAGCCTCAGGGGGCCTGAATGCTCGAAATTCTCATCTACGGCATCGTTGGCGACGAGTGGGACGGCCTCGATGCCAAGACCCTCTTCGCCCTGATCGCCAGCGACGATGGCGACCTCGTGGTGCGCATCAACTCGCCCGGCGGTTACGTCATGGAGGGGCTCGCGATCTTCAACGCGCTCGCCGCTGCCAAAGCCGCCGGCCGCAAGATCACCGTCCATATCGACGGGCTCGCGGCGTCGATGGCTTCGGTGATCGCGATGGTCGGTGACGAGATCATCATGGCCGACAACGCCCTGATGATGATCCACAACCCCTGGGATGTGGCGATCGGCGACGCCCGCGAGCTTCGCGCTGCGGCCGACAAGCTCGACGTGATCCGTGACCAGCTCGTGCGGATCTACTCGGGTCAGACTGGGCTCACCGCCGACGATCTGATCCCCATGCTCGACGCCGAGACCTGGCTCACGTCCGAGCAGGCGCTCGAGCAAAAGTTCATCACGTCCGTGTCGGAGGCGTCGAACGCCGCGGCCTGCAACGTGTCAGCATTCGGGTTTCGCAAGGCCCCCGAAAGCCCGGTCATCTCCGCAATGGCGATGCTGGGAACCCCGCGGACGGCCGCTGCCGCTCCTAAACGTCCACAGGAGAAAACCATGGACCTCTATAAGACCCGCGCGGCGCTGGTTGCCGCGATCGCCACGTTCCAGAAGGATGGCGGCACGCAGGACGAGATCGATAAGATCGTGAAGTCCGCTGTGGCGCTCAACGCACAGGATGCACTTCCCCCTACGGGCGCGCTCGCCCTAACCCCGGCGTCGGGCAATCCGGCGAACCAGACCGACACGTCGATCGTCGCCCTGACCGCGGCCGATGTGCAGAACGCCGTGAATGCGGAGCGCCTCCGGGTCGGGACGATCCGCGCCCTCGGCACCAAGCATAACCTGCCCGCCGACTTCATTGACGGCCTTGTCAACGACGGGACGGCGCTCGCCACCGCTCGCGAGAAGATCCTCGACAAGCTTGCCGAGGAAGGTGACGCGGCCAACATCGGCCACAACAGCCCGGCGCGGGTGACCATCGACCAGCGCGAGAAGTTCCGGGAGGGCGCCACCAACTGGCTGCTCGTGAAGGCGGGCGTCGCCCACCTCGTCGAGAAGGCCTCGGCGCTGAACGGCAAGCCCATCAAGATCGATCCGGGCGAGTTCCGCGGCGTGCGCAACGTCGACCTCGCACGTGAGTCGCTCGGCAATCTCGGCGTGAACGTCACCACCCGCGACCCGGACCAGATCGTGCGCCAGGCGATGACCTCGCAGGGCGCGGTGATCACGCAGACCACGAGCGACTTTCCGGTCCTCTTCGAGAACGCGATCCATCGCACGCTGCAAGCGGCCTACGCGACCACGCCGGACACCTGGACGCGATTCTGCGGCACCGGCACCGTCACCGACTTCCGTCCGCACAGCCGGTACCTGCGCGGTTCGTTCGGGGCGCTCGACAACGTCAACGAGGCCGGCGAGTTCAAGAACAAGCCGATCCCCGACCTGGCGAAGGAGGCGATCACCGCGTCGACCAAGGGCAACATCATCAACCTGTCGCGTCAGGCGATCGTCAATGACGACATGGAGGTGTTCTCCGGTCTCGCCGTCGACCTCGGCCGGGCCGCCAAGCTGACGATCGAGATCGACGTGTTCGCGCTGCTGAACAGCAACCCGATCATGAACGACGGCAAGCCTCTGTTCCACGCCGACCACGGCAACCTCGCGGCGGCCGGCGCCGCACCCTCCGTCGCCGCATTCGACGCGATCCGGGTCGCAATGGCGCAGCAGAAGGACGTCAGCGGGAACGAGTTTCTCGACATCCGCCCGTCCATCCTGCTGCTCGCCCTCGCGCTCGGCGGCGCTGCCCGCGTGATCAACGGCAGCCAGTACGATCCGGATGCCGTGAACAAGCTGCAGCGGCCGAACATCGTCAACGGCATGTTCGAGGACATCGTCGACAGCCCGCGCCTGTCGGGCACCGCCTACTACGCCTTCGCGGATCCGAACGTCGCGCCGGCGATCGAGGTGGTGTTCCTCAACGGCGTGACCGAGCCGTTCACCGACAGCCAGGACGGCTGGCGCGTCGATGGTGTCGAGTGGAAGGTCCGCCACGATTACGGCGTCGGCGCCGTGAACTGGCGCTCCGCCTACAAGCAGCCCGGCGCCTGAGGCCCGCGCACCCGTGAACCTGCGGCAGGGCCGGCTGCGGCCGCCCTGACCGCTTCAGGAGAACAGCCATGAAGTTCGTGAAGCTGCTGACCGCAGCGCACGTCGCGGGCGTGCTGCGGCACCCCCACGAGGGTGTGCTGCATGTCGAGGATGGAGAGGCGGAGCGCCTGCTCGACGACAAGGTCGCCGAGGACGTCACCGCCGACTTCACTGCCAAGGAGAACCGGGAAGCCCCGGTCGAGACTGGCAGCGAGCCGGACGGCTCGGACGCCGAACCGCCCGCCAACCCTCACCAGGCCGAGGTCGAGACCGACGCACCGGCCTCCACCGAAAAGCCCGCACGGCGCAAGCCGGCCGGGGACAAGGAGTAAGCCGAGATGGCACGCAACTTCATCCAGCCCGGTGAGACCATCACCATGACCGCCCCCTATGACGTCGCCAGCGGCGCGGGGCTTCTGGTCGGCGTGACCTTCGCGGTCGCGCTCGCCACCGTCGCAGCGGGCAAGCCCGTGGAGGCGCGCCGTGTCGGCGTGTTCGACATGACCAAGGCTCCCGGGGAAGCCTGGGTGGCCGACACCACCAAGCTGTACTGGGACAACACCGCCAAGCGCGTGACCGCCACGGCCACCGGCAACACGCTGATCGGCGTGGCTCGCCAGTCGCAGGCCTCCGCCGACACCGTCGGCCGCGTGCTGCTCACCGGTCAGATCGCCGCCTGAGAGATGGATCCGTTCGCCTCGGCGCTCGACGCCCTGTTCCATGGGCCGGGCTCCGAGGCGGCGGATTTCGTGTCGGAAAGCGGCGTGCAGAAGGGTGTCCGCATCATCCGGTCCCGCCCGACTGCCGATGCCACGTTCGGCGACAGCCGGATCCGGCAGGACACGACCGAGATTGATGTGCGCCGCTCGGAAGTGCCGGAGCCGGCCCCCGGTGACCGCTTCGTGATCCGCGAGATCGATCCGGCCACCCAGGCCGAGGTTGAGACTGTGTGCATCATCGCCGGAGACCCGGCGCTTGATGTCGAGGGCATGACCTGGACCTGCTCGGCGCCGCCAGCATGAACGTCGAGATCGGCATCCCCGACTTTGCGAAGGTGATGCGGGAGGCCCAGGGCGGCGTCGCGCGCGCCGCGACCGTCGCGATGCGCGCCACCACCGGTGATGCGCTGCGCGAGCTGCGCGGGCAGGTCACGTCGGCCGGGCTCGGCCAGCGCCTGGCGAATACCTGGCGGGGCAACGTCTATCCGAAGTCGCGCAACGGCATGAACCCGGCCGGCTACATCTACAGCCGCGCGCCGGACATCATCGACAGTTTCGTGCGAGGCGCGACGATCGTGCCGGTCAACGGCACCCGCTTCCTCGCCATCCCGACCGACAATGTACCCCGGGCGCTCGGCCGGCGCGGATCCTCGCGCCGCATGACGCCGGCGCAGGTCGAGCACACGTTCAACCAGGACCTGTTCTACCAGCGCGGCAAGAACGGCCGGGTCCTCGCCTTCATCAACGCGGTTGGCGCGCGGCGTGGCCGTGGCATCCGCCAGGGTACGAAGCGCCGGCTGGCCCAGGGTCGGGCGCTCAAGCGCGTGCTGATGTTCACGCTCGTGCCGGCGGCGCGCATGCCCAAGCTGCTCGACCTGGACGGCCCAGCCGCCCGCTGGAGCGCGAATTACATCGACGTCTTCACCCGCGGGCTGGAGAAAGACTGGTGAGCAAGCGCCTTGAGGTCCTCGCCGCAGTGAAGGCGCTGGTGCAGTCCGCCCTGCCGCACGCGAAGGTCATCGGCCTCGATGGGGAGGATGCGGCTCCGACGCGCGTAGCGCCGACGGGGATGGTGGTTGTCCGAAGCGGCGACCCTGGCGAGCCAGAGGTCGACCTCTGTCCGCCCGTCTACCACTACGAGCACCGCATCCCGATCGAGGTGACCGCATACGAGACGACCGCCCTTACCGGGGAAGAGGTTGTTGACCGGATGATGGGCCTGATCGGCGGCGCGGTCGAAGCGGACCGCACGCTCGGCGGCCTTTGCGACTGGCTGGAGCCCACCGGGCCCAACACCGACGACATCTACACCGAGGGCGCGACCCCGGCCCGCGGCGGCGACTTCGACCTGGTCGCCTCCTACTCGACCACTTCCCCTCTCAACTGAGCCGAAGGAACCCACCATGGGTGTACAGCCTACCCGCCGGCGCGCGCTCGGCATCAATGCCGTGCAGGCGGCCGTGTTCGAGACGTCCTATGGGCAGACGCCCACGACGGGCTTCAAGCGCCTGCCGTTCGTCAGCAATGCGCTGGGCGAAGAGCGGCCGCTGATCGAGGACGATCAGCTCGGCTTCGGCCGCGAGGGCCTGGACCCGGAATACGACGTCGCGACCAACGACGGCGACGTCGTGGTGCCGATGGAAACCCGCGCGTTCGGCTGGTGGCTCAAGTTGCTGCTGGGCGATCCGGTGTCCGCCACCGCGGAGGGTGTCACCACGCACACCTTCACCTCCGGCAAGGACCTGCTCCCGTCCGCCTCGATCGAGCTCGGCAATCCGGAGATCCCCAGCTACTCGGTCAACTTCGGCGCGCTCGCCAACCAGCTGCGTGTCTCGATGGCGCGGTCGGGCATGCTGAACGCCACGATCGGCGTGATCGCGCAGGGCGAGACCCGCAAGCAGGCGCTGAGCGTCGCCGGCGCGCCCGAGCTGTTCCACGGCGATCGCTTCCAGCAGGCGACCGGCTCGATCAAGCGCGGTGGCGAGGTCCTGGGCAGCGTCACCGCCGCCGGCTTCACCTATTCCAACAACTTCGAGAAGGTGGAGGCCATCCGCGAGGACGGCCGGATCGACGGCGCGGATCCGCTCAAGGCGATGATGACCGGCGAGCTGACGATGCGCTTCGACCGGCTCGATCTCTACGACGCCTCGGTCGACGGCACGCCGATCGACCTCGAGTTCGGCTGGAAGCGCGGCGCCACCTCCAGCCTGATCTTCACCGTGCGGCGGGTGTTCCTGCCGCGCGTGAAGCGCCCGATCAGCGGGCCCGGCGGCATCCAGGCGACGTCGAACTGGCAGGCGTCCGGCGCTGGCGGTCACACGCTGACCGCCGTGCTGACGAACGACGTCGCCAGCTACTGATCCTCCAGCGGAGAATGCCCGTGAAGAAGGAAGACACCGCCGCCGACGCGGCGACAGAGACGCCTCCCGTGCCGGCCCACGTCAAGCTGGGCGTCACGCCCGAATGGGATCGCGTGCGCGTGATCGACGCCGAGACGAACAAGCAGATCAGCTACGTGCTGGAGGCCGACAGCGGGAAGGGCTTCGTTCGTCGGTTCGCGGTCGAGCACGGCAACTTTGTGCGAGAGGGCAGCAACTTCAAGATCATCGAGGAGGATCGCAAGGTCCGCCTCGAGTGGATCGGGGACGCCGCCTGATGCTCGTCGTAAGCAAGCGCGCCGAGGGCCCGGCCTGGCTGCCCGTGATGGGCGCGCAGGTGCTGTTCGCTCCCATCGACCGCAAGATGATGCGCGAGGCGCGCCGGGCGGCGGTGAAGGCGATCCGCGGTGCCGACGCCAAGGACAAGCCGGGAGCAGCCGATGCGCCGGCCAGCGAGCAGCTGGAGGAACTTGGCGACGCACTCAGTGCGGCCCTGATCCTTGCCGGCGCGCGAGACTGGAAGGACGTCTGCCTGATGGGCGGCCCGGACGACACCGGACCCGGTGAGCCGATGCCGTTCAGCCGGGAAAACCTCGAGCTGGCGATCTCCGACCCTTTTACCTTCGAGGCGTTCGATAACGCCTATGTGATGCCGTTCGTGATGCGGGAGCGGACAAAAAACGTCTCCGCCGCCTCTCCGAGTGGCACTGGGGCGGCGGCGATGCAGGCGAAAGATACTGCCAACTCACCTGCCAAGCCGACGAAGGCGACCGGTGCGAGGCGTGCCCGTACCGGGTCGAAGAGCCCGACACCGCGGAAGCGGAAGGCGTCTGGGAAGTCCTGACGTCCTGTGACCGGCAGCTGCGGGTCGGGGGCGGCATGGCGGGCAAGCCGTTCGCGCTGGACTACGCGGCAGTGATGGCCGTCGGCGCCGCTTTGGATGCCGACATGGAGATGCTGGCGGACGTGCTGCCGGCAGCGGAAGCGGCGATCGTCGCGCAGTTCGCCGGTGACGACGGCGGGAATTGAGGAGGGCCTGTGCAGAAGTCCGTCTCGATCCGCATGGGGACCACCGGCAAAGCCGACGTCACCCGCGACTTCACGGAAATGGGCGATTCTGGCGTGGCATCCGCCAATCGCTGGAGCAAGGCGTACCAGCGCGCTGGCGAGGACGTGGAGGCCGCGCTTCAGCGCCAGGCGAACGCAGCGGCGAAGATCGCCGCCATCGTGCCGCAGTCTTCCGTCCAGATGCGGATCGAGGATGCGAACGGCACCGGCTTTGGGCAGTGGGAGGGCTCTGCCCGCCAATCCGCCGCTGCCTTCAAGGAGCTGATTGCAGCTGAGGAGCAGCTGGACGCGCGCACCCGTGCCCTGGTGAGCGCGATCGATCCGGCGTTTGCGGCGCAGCAGCGATATAATGCCGAGATGCGCGAGGCGACCGAGCTGCACAACGCGGGGCGCATCACGCTCGACCAGTTCATCGCCGCCGAGCAGCAGGCTGCGGCCGTACTCGACAGGGTTGCAGGCATCACCCGCACCGTCACCGCCGAGACGGCTGAGCTGACGACGATGCAGGCGCGAGTTGAGGCCGCCGCGGGCACGGGGTTCGGGCAGTGGGAGGGCTCCGCCAAACGCTCGGCGCTCGCGATGGGCGAACTGCTGGATGCGGAGGAGAAGCTCGACGCGCGCACCCGCGCCCTGGTGAGCGCCATCGATCCGGCATTCGCCGCGCAGCAGCGGTTCAACAGCGAGATCGCCGAAGCGAAAGCCCTGCTGGACGCCGGCCGGATCTCGACCGAGCAGTACGCCGCCGCTGAGGCCAAGGCGACGGTCGAGCGAGATGCCGCTAGCGCCGCGAACATCCGGATGGAGCAATCGGCTGGAGCCGTCCGCGCCGGCTATCAGCAGCTGTCTTTTCAGATCGGCGATGTGGTGAGCTCGCTCGCCAGCGGCGCCAATCCTGCCACCGTTTTTGCGCAGCAAGCGTCTCAGTTCGTCGGAGCGCTGGCGCTCATCACCGGCGGTGGTGAAGGTGGAGGAGCGGCGGACGCGAGCAGTGCTATTGGCGACCTGAACGACACGTTGGGCTCGGCGAACGACACGTTTGATGCCACGACGGGTGCGGCCGAGAGGCTGACCACCGTTATGCAAGGCGGATCGGCTGCCACCGGGACGAACACGGCTGCGACGGAAGGCAACGCTGCCGCGCATGGCGCGCAGGCTGCCAGCACAACCGTCGCCAGCGGCGCCACTGCCGAGAACACGGTCGTCACCGGGGCGAACACGGCCGCGACCGAAGCCAATGCCGTAGCGACATCGGGGCTTGCAGCGGCAAAGGGCCGCCTAGTCGCGTTCATGGCCGGACCGTGGGGAGCCGTGCTGCTCGGCGGCATCACTGTATTGGCGCTGATGACCTCGAAGTATTTTGAGAACGCGGAGGGCGCAAAGGAGGCGGCGGCCGCTGCCGGAGCCGACGGAGCCGCTAAGACCGGTGAGGCTGCCGCCGCGAAGACGTTGGAAGGCGCGATCGCCGCCCTTAATGAGATCACGGGCGTCCACAACCGGTCGCAGGCCTTCGCCATCGACCTAGCGATCCAGAACGCTGATGCCATGTTGCGGCAGGCCGAGGGCACCCGGGCGGCCACTGCTGCGCGGCTCGCCGATATGAAGGCGCTGCAGGCGGCGAACGTGCAACGAGCGTCTGGGCCGGGTCAAAACTCAGAGATGGTGGCCATTGGCTTGCCCGCGGGCGACCGCGCGATCGAGAGCGTCGAGGAGACGCTTTCCAAGCTCGACGCCAACATCATCCGTGGACAGAACGCAGTGCGTTTCGCGCGCGCCGAATCTTCTCGGCAGCATGCGATAGCGACGGCTGAGGAGCTGGACCGCAATTCTCGTCTCCGCATCTCGACTGGAGCTGTTGCGGACGCCGAGCGCAACCTCGCCAAAGTTCGCGAGGAGGGCCGCGCGCAGCTTGCCGCCAAGAAGATCACACCAGAGCAATACGCTGCCAGGAGTGACGAAGCCGAACGTCGGCTGATCAAGGCGCAGGAGGATAGCCGACACAGCTCGAACCGCCGCACAGAGTCCCTTGCGCGCCAAGCGTCGGCGATGGAGGTCAATGCCGAGGCCTCGCTAGAACTGGCGCGGGCTTACCTGATCGGCGGCGACGCCGCGCTGCGTGCCGAGGCGGCCCGCAAGGGCCTCACCGACGCGACCCGCCGGGGCATCGACACCGACGCGCAGGTGCAGCGCCAGCTGCAGGTGATGGTCGGCGAGCAGGTGGCGAACGGCGCGAAGTCCGTCGCGCAGCTGCGCGAGGAAACCGAGGCCCGTGCCGCTGTCCGCGCCCAAGTTCTCGCCGGCACGCTGCCGGTCGAGGGCATGGCGCAGGCGCTGTCGGACGAAGCGGCGCTGCGGCCGCTGCTCAAGCTTCAGACGGTCGCGCAGGGCGAGGCGCTGGAGCAGCTGACGAAGGTCATCGAGGCCTATCGCAAGGCGCTGGCGGACGCGCACGCGGAGGAGGCGAAGAACGTCGCCGCCGTCGAAACCAAGGCGTCAAAGGGTCGCTTTGCGGAGACGATCGAGAGCATCCGCGACCTGGGCAAGGATCCGCTGACCGCCGCGCTCGATGCCGCGCGACGTGCTGCGGAGCGGGAGGCGGACGCCAAGAAGTTCACCGGCGAGGACCGGAAGGGGTTCGTGGATGCGCGGGTGAATGAGGCGCGTGCCAGCGAGGACCTCCGCCGCGCGCAGTTCTACATGAACACCACCGACGATCAGCGGGATTCGCTGGAGATGGCGAAGCTCGACCTTTCCCTCGCCGCCGCCGGCAACGACGAGCGCGATCGCGCGATGTCGAAGCTGGAATTCATCCTGCGCATGAAGCGGGAGGGCGTCACTGCCGACAGCGAGGAAGGCCGGAAGCTGCTGGAGAACCAGGAGCACCTCGACGATGTCGCGGCCAAGGCGAAGCTCGCTGCCGCCGGCTTCCGGGAGATGCGCGACTTCGGCAACGACTTCGTGGACACGGTACTGTCGGAGGATACCTGGTCGAGCTGGGGCAACGCCGGCAAGACGATCCTCAACATGCTCAAGAGCGAGTTCGTGAAGCTCGCGCTGCTGAACCCGCTCAAGAACCTGATCAACGGCGACAAGGCCCTGCCGACGCTGAGCGGGATGCTCGGCAAGCTGGGCAGCCTGTTCGGCGGCAAGCCCGGCAACAACGCGGCTGGCACCGAATGGTGGTCGGGTGGCGCTACGTACCTGGCGGAAAACGGGCCGGAGCTCGTCAGCTTGCCGCAGGGTTCGCGGGTCACGCCGGCCGGTGAGACGCGCCGCCTGCTCGCTGCCAACGACGCGGGCGGACGGGGGGGTGGTCTCACCGTGATCGTCAACGCGCAGGATGCGGTGTTGGCGGAGACGGTGCGAGGCTGGGTCGCGGAAGGCGTCGGACTCGCCGCCGCGCAGGGGGCCGCAGGCGGCGCGGCGATGGCGGAGGCAAACGGCATGGCAGCAGGCGCACGCACGCTCGGCCGGTGGAAGCGCTGATGCCGATCGAGATCCCGCACCTGCGGATCAAGTCGTTCGCTCTGCGCCCGCGCCTGTTCAGCGGGGAGCAGGAGGGCGCGCTTGGCGGGCCGGACCTGCCAATCCCCCGGCCGGGGGACCGCTTTGCTGTCGACGTGGTGACCACGCAGTTCCGCAACGATGCCGAGGGGCGGATGATGACCGCGGCGCTGTTCCAGGCGAGCAACAGCAGCGCGATCATGCGGATCGTCCAGCCGAACCGCGCCCCGCGATCGGCAGGGTTCACGGCGGTGGTCGACGGCGGCGACCAGGGCGGCATGACCTTGTCCCTACGCGGTTTGCAGCCGGGCGGGGCGCTCACCCGCGGCAACTTTTTCAGCATCGTGCACAACGGCCGCCGGTACGTGCACATGATCGCCTGCGCCGGCCAAGTGATCGTGCCAGCGGACGGGCGGGTTGCCCTGCCGATCTGGCCGATGCTGCGGTTCCTGACGGTCGACGGCGAGCCGGTCGAGTTCGTGTCCCCGATGATCGAGGGCAAGCTGCTCGGCTTCGACAAGGGTGCCAGCTTCGTGCGCGCGAAGACCGAGCCGCTGTCGTTCAGCATCCAGGAGCGGGCATGACCTTCCGCCTCACGCCCCAGATGTCGGCGGCGCTGCGCACGGGACAGTACCCATTCGCACCGCTCGTGCGCGTGCAGCTGCCAGACTATACGTTGTGCCACCTCGTCGGGTCGGCAGAGGTGCCGTTCAATGGCGAGCGCTTCGTGGGGGAGGATCCGCGCTTCGGTATCCTGGTGGCCGCCAGCAACCTGAAGGATGGCGTGGTCGACGAGGCGCCGGACTGGTCCCTAACCTTTGTTGCCCCCCAGGGGGCGGCAGTTTCGGATTTGGTCGCGGCGACAGCCCAAGGGGGCGAAGTCGGGGGTTGGTTGGGACTGATCAACCCCGCTGACGGGCGGCTACTCCCGGAGCCGATCCAGCTGTTCGCCGGCGAGCTGGACGTGCCACGGGTCCGTGTGGGTCGGGGCACCCTAGCCCTGGAGTGGCGCTGCGCCTCCGCGCTCGAGCCGTTCCATGACGAGGAGAAGGGCGCGCGCCTGTCCGACAGCTGGCACCGGCTGGTGTGGCCGAATGAAACGGGTCTCGCGAACATGACGGGGACCGACAAGACGTCGATGTGGGGCGTCGAAAAGCCGCCCTCCACCGTGCGCGTCACCGCCGGCAGCGTCACCGCGTCCTTCCTGGGGAACATCGGGCTATGAGCGCGCTTCTCCGCCGTCAGGAGGCGGCACAGGCTGCCGTCGACCGCTTCAAGGGCCAGCCGCTCGCCTACGGGAAGAACGACTGCGTTCGGCTGGCGGCCTTCGTGCTGCGCAAGATGGGGCACCGGCCGCAGCTGGCGAGGGCAGGGACCTATAGCAACGCCTTGGGCGCGGCGCGCGCATTGCAGCGGGCCGGCTTCGAAGATCTCGCCGGGGCCATCGACGCGCTGGGGCTGCCCCGGATCGCGCCGGCGGCTGCATGGGTGGCGGACCTAGTGCTGCTGCCGGCCGACGGACCGTTCGGCGGCGCCCTCAGCGTCGCGGTGGGGAACGGCCGCGTGCTCGGCTATCACGAAGACGTGGAGGGCGCGGACATCCTCCAGCCGGTTCAGTATCTCGCGGCTTGGCGGGTTTGAGCCAGTCTCGGAGCAGGCTCAGCCGCAGGCGCGGATGCGCTCAAGGAAGGTCCGCGGGGCCCCGCTCTCTTTGCCCGTTGCGTGCCCCGACAGTCGTCTGAGCTCGCCTACTTCCTGGACCCGGATGGTTGCTGCAGTCGCAGCTATCCCGGCGACGCGGAAGCGGAGCTTCAATTCCACGCCGTCCGGGAGCGTCGATTTCCTGATTTCGTAGCCGGGGAAGTCGGAGGCCTGGAGCGCGACGCAGCCGGCGATCTCCGCCACCGACTTAGAAGAATCCACGACGATCTGCGGGGCCTTCGCACGTGCCGCGTCTGCGCGGGCAGCGATCGTGCTCACGGCACAGCCTCCGATCAGCAGGACGGTCAGAGCTTCGCGCTTCATCATATGGAGAGTTGTACATGGCGAAGGCGCTGAGGACAGCTGCTTTTGTGGTGGGCGCTGTAGCGCTGGTCGCGACCGGTGTCGGGGCGGCGGCTGGCGCTGGCCTGATTGGTGGCACCCTGGCAAGTGGAGCCGCCGGTTTTGCGGGCATCAGCGCTGCCGCTTTCACCACCGCCGGCACTTTGGCCGGAGTTGGTGCTGGCGTCCTTTCTTTGGCGTCGATGGTCGCGCAGCCGAAGGGCTCGCTCGGCGGAAACCCGACCGAGTTCACGATCGATAAGGAGTCCGGCATCCCGTACGCGATCGGCCGGACCTATTCGGCCGGCAAGGTCGTGCACCGCCAGTACTACGGGTCGAAGAACAGCCTGGAGAGCTGGGTTGCGGTCCACAGCCTCGGCCCGATCAAGAGCCTCGGGCCTTTTCAGGTGTCGAAGGCCACCGTCCCATTCCAGAACGGCGCCGCGATCGGGACCTATGCCGGGTACATGTGGCTCGACCAGCAGCTCGGCGCCTGCCCGGAAGCCCGCGCCCTGCAGGGTCCGCAGGGGCCGTTTCCCGGTTGGGGCCCATCGTCGAAGCTGTCCGGCCTCGCCGCGGATCTCTGGACGCTCAAGTTCGACACCAAGGGCAAGAAGTACCCCAACGGCGTGCCCGAGCGCGGGCGGATCCTGGAGGGCGTGTTCGTCTATGATCCGCGCCTCGACAGCACCTATCCGGGCGGCTCCGGGCCGTGCCGGCTGGGGCAGGAGGCAACCTACGTCTACAGCGAGATCCCGGCGCTGCACGCCATCACCTGGGCCTTTGGCCGGGTGCAGAACGGCACGCTGGTAGCGGGCGGCGGGATGAAGGTCGTCGGGATCGACCTGGCGCCCTTTGTCGAGTGGGCCAACGTCTGCGAGGCGAACAGTTGGAAGGCCGGCGGGATCGTCTACACCAGCGCCGACAACGACTGGGACATCCTGAAAATGATCTGCCAGGCCGGCGGCGCGGAGCCGATGCCGGTCGGGGGGCAGCTGTCGGTCACCTTCAACGCGCCGCGTGTTTCGATCGGCACGATCACGAGCGCGGACATCATCGGCGACATCGACGTGCCCGGCACCGCCAGCCGCCGCGCCCGCCGCAACACCGTTATTCCCCGGGTGCGGCTGGAGAGCCACGGCTGGGAGGTCGTGCCGTTGAACGCGATCGCGATCCCCGACTATGTGGCGGTCGACGGCGGCAGCCGGCCGAAGGAGATCACCTTCCCGCTGGTGCAGCAGGTCGACCAGGGCGCGCAGCTGGGGCTCTACGAGATCCTGAACGGCCGCGAGCTCGACGGCATTCTTCTTCCCTGCAACGCGACGATGATCGGCTACCGGCCGGGAGACTGCCTGACGGTCGACATTCCCGAGGCGGCGCTCGTCGGCCGGAACGTCGTGGTGCGCAACCGCGAGATCGACATGTCGACGGTGGGCGTGACGTTCACCTGCCGGTCGGAGACGGCGTCCAAGCACAGCTTCGCGCTCGGGCATGGCGGCACGGCGCCACCCACGCCGGACCTCTCGATCCCGGAACTGGATCTGAGCGCGCCCGACGCGAGCGACTGGACGGCCAATGGCGCGGTGCTGAGCGCCAACGGCGTGTCCTTCCCGGCGGTGATCGTCACCGGCTCGGCCGACGATCGCCCGCTGGCAGGCGTGCTGTTCGAGTATCGGCCCTACACCGCCGGTGCGGATCCGGACGTCGGCTGGAGCGGTGGCGGCCTCGACGGGCCGGGGATCACGCGCAAGGAGATCACCAGCGTCACCTCCGACACTCAGTATGAGGTCGCGGTGCGCTACATGGTCGGTGGCACCTACAGCGACCGGCTGGTGGTGGGGCCCGTCACGGCGGGCGTGTTCAGCGCCTCCGGCGGCGCGCAGGCGGCAATCGCGACCTCCTTCCCGATCGGGCTGACGATGTCGGCCGCCGACACCGGAGCGGTGGCGATCAGCGCGCACACGCGTCGCTACACGGACGGGCACGTCGACGTTGCGGTCAATGGCGCGACGATCAACACCGGCCTCGAACCCGGCGCGTTCCGCGCGATCGGATACGACGACGAGGAACGGGAAGGTGGCGCGGTCGCCTATCAGCTGTTCGAGGACGACATCGACGCCCGCGCATCGCCGGACCATCCGGGGCGCCACTACCTCGGCTACGTCATCATCCCCACCGCCGGCAGCCCGCCGTCGGGCGGGGGCGGGGCGGCTCCTCCTGGCGGCTACTGCGTGACGACGGACACGCCGATCCTGATGGCTGATGGCAGCGAGAAGCCGGCTGGCGAGATCGTGGTGGGCGACTGCGTCCGGACCCGCCACGAGCTGCGGCTGAACGATGTTGCAGGCGGATGGGGCATCTACCCGGTCGAGGCGGTGGAGATCGTGGAGAGCGAGGACGTCTGGGAGGCCGAGGTGGGCGGCCGAATGCTCCGCGCGACCGGTGACCACCTTGTCTACACCGGCAGGTGGCGGCCGATGCGGGAGATCGGCGCGCAAGTCGCCGGCACGCACAGCATCGTCAAGATGACCGTCACGGACGCGCACACCTACGTCTCCAACGGCATCCTCTCGCACAACATCAAGATGGATCGATCCGTCGAAGTCTGAGGCGCGCGCCTCCACCACTTCCAAATAGGGGAAACCTCAATGGCGACTGACGCTCGCTGGGACATGGCGTTCCGGCGGAACAACGTGCGCACGTTCACGATCCGGCTGAAGGGCGTGGATCTGACCGACAAGACGATGCGCCAGCAGGTGCGCCTGGCGCCGGACACCCCGGGTGCGCCGGTGATCGCGCTGGAGACGGTGACCTCTGCGACGGCGGAGGGCCTGCGCCTGGCGAGCGTGGAGGTGGTCAACGGCGTGCCGATCAGCACGATAATCGGGCGCTACAATCTCACGACCATGCGCGACAAGCTGCCGTACGGAGGCGAGGTCGGCGACGACTATCCCATGGTCCACGAGATCGAGATCGACGGCAAAACGCGCTTCTACGGCCGCTGGATCGCGCGCGCGACGGTGATGGACAGCGAAACCGCGCCGTTGCAGCGGGAGCCGTTCGCAGGCCAGAGCGCCCGCGCTTCGGCCGAGACCGTCCAGCTCACGGCGGAGATTGTCGAGGACCAGGTGATCGAGGTCACCTTGGATGGTTCGGACGAGGTCGGGGCAAACATCGCGGCGGCCGAAGCGATCCGGGAAGACGCCGCCAATTCCGCCAGCAAAGCCCTCGGCGCGCAAGCGGGTGTCGAGGAGAAGCTCGAGGCGCTGAACCTCTTTGCGGTCAACATCCCCGGCATCGCCCTTGCGCTTGCCGACCGGACGACCGGCAAGCTGATCTTCTACATCGACGCTGACGGCGTGCATTTCGGCAACCGGAACATCGCCCGGCAAGTTTACGGGTCCGGCATCACCAATGCCGCGCGGCCATATCTCGGCATTGCGAGCGCAGGCGGCATCGGCCTGATGGCGCGGGCGACCGGTCCGATCGCGCCCAGCGAGGCAAGCGCGCACGACCTGGGCAAGTATGGGCACCTCCGCGGCCGACCGCTCAAGCCGTTCACGATCGGCTTCACCAACGACATCCGCATTCCGGCGCCGCTTCGCACTACTGCGACCGGGCTGCGGATCCCGGGTGGCGCGACGGACAAGAAGGGCAACGTCATGGTGCTTTGGGAGCACCGCACCGGCGGCGACTTCGACCCGAAAGGCATCAGCGGGGTGATCTCGCGGGCTTACGGCCGAGAGGGTTCCTGGACTTTCCTGGGCCAGTTCATCAGCGATCCTGCCTACGCGTTCGGTGATCCGACCGGCATCTATGATCCGGTCGACAACCGGCACCTGTTCATCTCCTACGTGCGCCCGATCGGGTACTTCAACGGCGACGACCAGACGACGGAGCCGGGCAAGACGACCCTGATCGGCGGGTGGGCGTATGACCTCGCGGCTGAGCGGTTCACGAACTGGGACGGCACGCCGCTCCCGGCGGTCGCCACGTTCGCCGACCTCACCGACCTTACGGCCGCGAAACCGCCTGCCTGGGGCGCGTTCACGCCGGGGCCGGGTGTCGGCGAGTTCCGGCAGCTCGATCAGCTGCCGTGGTTCGTCGGCTCCGGTTTCGCTCCGGGGAAGTCGGTGGCGGGTCAGACGCCCGGTTTCGGGTCGGCGCGCGGTGTCTGCATGCTCCGCTACAACCGGCAGACCAAGCGGCTCGATCCCGCCTTCGTCGCGCCGCCGACCGATTTCAACTTCAATGAGAGCACCGTCACAACCACCAACGACGGCACTGGCTTCATCATCAGCTCGCGCATCCAGGGCGAGAAGCGGCGCGGCCGCGTCGTCTTCTACCCAGAGCTTGGGTATTGGGAGGCGGCCACGGTGGACTTCGGCTTCACCGACTCCCAGAAGGCGGGCGGGCTCTGCCGTTTGACGCGCGAGCCCGGCGACCCGCCGACCGTGGTGCTCACCAGCCTGCATCACCCGACCGACAACAGCGACCTTCGAGCGATGGTGTCCTATGACGACATCCGCTCGTTCCCGACCGAGCGCTCGATCTACGACAATATCGCTCCGGGCGATGCCCGGCGCTGGGTCTTTCAGGACGAGTGGGGAACGCCGCTGACGACGCCGCGGCTCTTCGCCAACAATTCGCAGTACAGTTTCCCGCTGGAGGTGGCGCCGGGGCTGCTGCTGATCATCCACGAGGGGCAGGTCATTGTGGGCGCGGTTGGCGATGCCATCGGCGGCCAGATCAAGGCTGCCCACGCCACCCTCCCTGACCTATTGGAGACCCGCCGTGCTTAATCCCGGTATTGGACTGTATAGCAGCGACCTTGCCCCGCCGGCCGGGTCGAAATCCCTCCTTCGCCTGCCGTTTGACGGAACCGGCGTGATCGCGCTGATCCAGGGTATCGAGGCTGCGGCCGCAGGCGGGGTGACAGTCGACGCGCCCAAGCAGAATGGCCTGCTCGCCATCCTGAACCAGTACGCAGCGCTGCCGCCATCGGTGCTGGCGCGGATGCGACTGGTGGTCGATGCGGATGCCGGCCTGATCCTGGGATCGCCCAGCGTTCTACGCGCCTTCAGCATGGACCCGCAGGGACTTTCGCTTGCGCCACCGGCCGGCTTCACGGCTGGCTATTCGAAGGAGAGCAACGGCCACGCGCACCTGGACTTCGCCTACAGCGTCACCAGCGGGCTCCGCCTTTCCTCGTCCGAGGCACTGCGCACGTTGTTCCACGGGCAGCCGGGCTTCGCGATGTTCGGCGTCGCGAAGCGCACCGGCGAAACCACGGCCAACAATGCCGGGGCAATCCTGTCGATCACGGCCGAAGCCGTCTCCGGTTCGGCGCAGCGCCAGATGGGCAGCCTCTACATCACGAATGCGTCGACGCCGACCATTGGCGCGAACGCGCTGCGGTCGCAGAGCACCACGGCGACCGTGTCGATCAATACCGCCGTGCCGACGCCCAGGCAGTTTGAAGCGCTGTTGAGCAACGCTAACGGAGCCCCGGCCAACCTGGCGGATGGAACTGTGGTGCAGCCCTACGTCAACATGTACCTGAATGGCGGGACGAGCGAGGGCAAGCCCACCGCGACCGCGGCTTTCAGCGCGGGCAATCTGAACTGGATGGGTCCGCTGAGCATCGAAATGGGGTTCGTCGCGAACACCAGCGGTCGCGGTGCGATCGCGACAGGGCTCGCCGGCATCATCAGCGGGCCGCTGGTGGACGCCGAGGTGGCGGCGATGAACGCCTTCCTCATGGCGCGTCGCGCGCAGCTAAACGGCTAAAGCCGAGGCGACGCCCGGCGCGCTCCGGGCAGGAGACCTGCAATGCACCCATCGCGCCTAGGCGCGGTGCTGGTGGGCTTAATCATGCCCGCCGGCGCCGCCTCTGCCTCCGCGGCCAACAGCCTCGCCGCACAGATGATCGTCAACGCGCCGCGATCGCAGGCGCCGCCGTCGTTCAACGGCGATCCGACGCTGTTCGCCTGGAACCTGTTCCTGATGACGGCCGGGATGTTCCTGGGCTTCATGCTGGCCGCGCGCCAGGCGCAGCGGATCTGGGCACAGCGGGTCTATGACCATCCGCTCCACCCGGTGACGCTCTACCGCGCGATCACCTTTCTGGCGGCCGTCGCGCTGATGATCCGGTGCGGGACCGAGGCGCTGAACCTGTGGGGCTGGAACCCGGCCGACCCGGCCACCTATGCCCGCGTCGTCATGGCGAAGCGCTGGCTGGATCCGGTGGCGCTGGGCTGCGGCCTCTCGTGGATGGCGATCGTGGTGCTGGGCGAGCCGGGCATCGAGTACAAGCTACGCAGCGGTCCGCTGCCGGTCGACATGTGGTCTCGCTGGCCGGTGCTGGCGCGAGCGGCGGGGATCGTGCTCCTGAGCGGCATCATCGCCGCTGCGGCTGTCCTCCTTCGGTGAAGGCTCAGGCGGCGGCGGGGGCGGCCGCGGCAGTCCCCATTCCGGTCGTATGGTCGATCGCGGGCTATCAGTTCCAGGCAGGGCCGTTGGTGGTGACCGTCGGCATCGTCCTGATCACGCGGCTGTGCGTCTATCTCAACACTCAGGGCAAGAAGCAGATCGCGCTCGACCTGGCGGTGACGGCGCTGTGCAGCGCGATCGCGGCGCTATGGACGCAGGCGCATCAGCTGGACCTGCTGCCGGCCGGCATCAGCGCCATGACGATCGCAGGCATCGGCTATGGCCTAATCGGCATGGCGAAGAGCCAGATGCTCAACGCAGTCCGTGAGGGCTTCCAGGCGATGATCCGTACGCTTGGCGCAGCGGCGCCGCCCAATCCAGCTGAGCGGACGCTGAGCGATGACGATGAAATCGAGCGGCTGACCCGGGAACTGCGCAAACACGATTGATAAAAAGCCCCACCTGAGGGGACAGGCGGGGCAGGTTCTTAGGAGAGGGGCGCCGGCTTCATGAGGAGAGCCGGACAGCGGTTGTTCTGCCAAGTCAATGTTACGCCAGGATTAACAGGCTCAGAAGAGTCCCGTACTTTTGGCCATTCAGCTCATCGTCGACCAATATTCCGGGGCTGTGATCGCGCAGCCGAATGGGTTTGCCGGTCCGAGTGTTGGCGCCGGCGACGCAGCTGGCTCACCATCTTTTCCCATTCTCGGGCCTGAGCTTCGTGCCGGAGGCGCCTGGCCTCCCGCCTTTGAAGCTGACGGTTCCGCTGCCGCCTCTGCCAAAATAGCCCGGCTACGGCGGCAGCGACCGCAACCATTAGGAAGAACGTTAACCACATAAGGCACCTGTACGCTTCGACGCGCTTACGTTGCGAGCTGTATCCTGAACCCCCTGTGACCTGCACTGATCCGCGCCTCATGGCGGGAACGACACAGCTGACCAGTGCGAGCGAGAAGCCGCGTTATCTGGAAGATAATCGTCGTCGGTGGAGGTCCAGGCTGCGCGTCCACGAAGAGCGAAGAAGTCGCCCCGGCCTTCGTATTGCTGCCCGAGGCCGGGGCGAAAGCACGGCCGACTCGACCGCGCTCGACGTCGGTCTTCGCACGAACTGTGGCGGGACCATGCATCCCATCTGCCTCAACATCTGAAAGGACGAAGCATGGCCAAGACGGCGGCCCAGCTGGTCGACGAGATCATCGCGCGCGAGGGTGGCTATAGCAATCACCCGGCCGACCGGGGCGGCCCCACAAATTGGGGCATCACCGAGCAGGTGGCACGCGCCTATGGCTACAAGGGCGACATGCGCGTCCTGCCGCGCCAGACGGCGGTGGAGATCTATCTCAAGCGCTACTGGACCGCGCCCGGTTTCGACAAGGTAGTGCAGCGTGATGCGGCGATCGCAGCCGAACTGTTCGACGCTGGCGTGAACATGGGGCCGGCCTGGGCGGGCAAGTTCCTGCAGCGCGCGCTGAACCTGCTGAACAGCGAAGCGAAGCACTATCCGGACATCGCAGTGGACGGCGGTGTTGGCGCAATGACGCTGGCGTCGCTCGACGGTTACCTGCGGCAGCGGAACAACGGCGAGGGTAGGGCGGTGCTGCTGTGGCTCGTGCGCGCCTTCCGGACCGGGCGCTATGCAGACATCGCCGAGGCCAACCGGACGCAGGAGGTGTTCCTGTACGGCTGGATCGCGCGCCAGGTGCGAGAAGCGGAATGACCGCGCTCGCACTGCTGCGCCGCTTCTGGTGGGCCCTGCCGATGTTGGCCCTCGCCGCCGCGCTGCTCGCCACCCGGGCGACGTTGGCCGACCGCACTGCCACGCTGCGCGCGGAGCGGTCCGCCTGGACCTCGGCACTCGACGATGCGGAGGAGGCGCGGCTGGCCGCAGAACGGCGCTTCGCCGCCAACCTCGCGCAGGCCGCCGCCAACTATGCCGACGGACTGGCCGCACGCCAGCCGATCATTGTTCGATCCACCAACACCGTGAGGGAATATGCGCAGACTGATGCTGGGCGCGTGCTTTGTCGTGATGCTGACCGGGTGCGCGCGATCGACGCCCTCGATGCCGAGCTTGCCGAAGCGGCCGGATCCGCCGGCGGCGGCACTGGTCCCGTGCGAGCCGACGCCGCAGCGGCGGCAGGCGGACGGTAGCGCGACGGCCGCCGACGACGACGAGACGATTCGCGACGGGCGGTTCGACCTGGCCGCGTGCGAAGCGAAGCGTCGGCTGCTGGTGGAGGCGTGGCCGCGCTGAAAATGATTTGCTCGTGCTAAGCGCCGCGCGTTGCATTCCGCACGGCGGGGATTATGATCAAGGTCACATCGGTTGCCTGGACCGCAGGGGTGTGGACCCCCCCGCGACTGGTGGCTGCCAACTAGGCAACCGATGAGACCTGCCGAGCAATGCGTTGGAGACACCGTCGGGTGACGTTTTTGCGTCACGCCGCAGTAATGAGGCGACTCGACAAGCGGTGCAAGATGGGTTGTCGCTTGGAACGCGGCGTTCGTCACAGCAGGCAACCCGCGACGCGTGGATTCGCCTAGCGTTCAAGCGAAATCTGATGCCCGAAAATAATTCGCATCGCTGCACGAACCACTCGTTTGTTCCAGACGGGGCATCATCATTGCACAGATCTGGGGCGCGACTTCAGTCGCTACCGCGCAAGGGACTCGGATAGGTCGGATACTGGATCATGGTCCACTGCCCTTGTGCGCTAGGTCTTCCTATCGTCCAGGGCGTAGACGATCCTAAACGGACAACCCGCTGGTGGGATCAGTTTGCAGGTTCCAGCAGCCGCACGTCGATCGCGAAGTATCTCGCCAGCTTGTCCCGGACAGGCTCGGGCAGGACCTCAGGCGTCCTCTCGTGCACGTACGCCCGCAGGTAGCCTGGGCTGCGACCAAGCCATCGGGACAGCCCAGCCAGCGTCTCGCCCTTTTCCTGCACCAGCAGCTGCAGCACATCGCGAGGATCGGCAGGGGGCATGCGCCTGCCCCAGTCGTAGCGTTTCGCCATTAGCGCGCCGACCAAACTATCGGATGCCGGCGTCCTGGTTCAGCAGGCTGGCGATCTGCGTGGCGAGCTCGGGCGTGAAGCACTCGGCGATCCGATCGCCCCCATTGTCCACCACGAACACGCCGACAGCGGTCACGGGAACGAACACCTGCGAAGGCGGTGCGAACTTGGTTGCCAAATTCAGGGCAGCGATCTGCATCATACGTCCAAGCCTCTCCGCTCGATTTCTGCCAGCAGGGCCTCGGCCTCCGCATCGTCCGGCTCGCCTGTCGTGAGCTGATAGGCGGCGAGCAGGTCCGCATCGGACAGCGCCGCGATGAACTCCGGATCGGTCGGATGCTGGATCAT